ACGACAAGATCAAGCCGAACAAAGAGTCCACGGGCCAGAACGGCTACCCTGAAAAGGACATCAACGTCGGTATCACGCATTCCACCATGCGTGGTGCTGGTGCAGCCACGAAGGGCAAGAAGTTCGTTTCGCAGATCAACCTCCGTCCGAAGGTGCCGTTCAAGTTCGGTTGGTAAGCCATGAACTACACCCAACTCTCGACAGCGATTCAGGATTACTGTGAGTCTACGGAGCAAGCCTTCGTAGCCAATATCCCGAATTTCGTGCAGGTTGCGGAAGAGCGGATCTACAACTCCGTTCAGATTCCTGCACTTCGGAAGAACGTGACTGGCACGATGACGTCGGGCCAGCAGTATCTTTCGCTGCCGAGTGATTGGCTGTCCACGTTCTCGATGGCGGTCATCACGCCCGTCACCAACGAGTACGACTACCTGCTGAACAAGGACGTCAACTTCATCCGCGCTGCTTACCCGCCGCCGGGGACTCAGGGCAAGCCCAAGTACTACGCGATCTGGGATGACGGCAGCATGCTGCTCGGACCTACGCCTGACGCGAACTACTCGGTGGAACTGCACTATTACTACTACCCGCAGTCGATCGTGACGGCAGGCACGACTTGGATCGGGGACAACTTTGAGCAGACGCTGCTGTACGGATCGCTGCGCGAAGCGTATACGTTCCTGAAGGGCGAGGCTGATATGATCAACAACTACGAAGCCAAGTATCAGGAAGGCATCGCGCAGTTGAAGCGCCTTGGTGACGGTCTCAACCGTCAGGATGCTTATCGTTCTGGCCAGACAAGGGTACCTGTTGCATGAACGGACTAGGCGAGATTGGAACGGTCAAGGTCTTCACCACGGTCGATCGGGGCTTCACGCCCGAAGAGATCGCGGAACGCGCCCTCGACAAGATCATCTACGTGGGTGAGCGGAGCCACCCTTTGCTTCTGGAGCAGGCCAAGGCCTTCCGGGAGCAGATTCGCACCGTATTGGTCCACTACCTTGCGGAAGCGCAGCAGAACGAACGGATCACTCTCGCTGCCAAACTTCGCGCTGCCGGACACCACAACACTGCTGACATCCTCGGAGAACTCTGATGCCTATCACCCAAGCAATGGCGACCTCTTTCAAGGTCGAGATCCTGAACGGTATCCACGCTTTCGGTACTACGGTCACCCGTGGTGCTACGACGGCTGACACCTTCAAGATCGCCCTCTACACCTCGTCGGCTACGCTCGATGCGACGACCACGACGTACAGCACCACCAACGAGGTGGCTTCTGGCGGTGGCTACACCACGGGCGGCAACACGCTGACGACAGTCGCTCCGACCTCGTCGGGCACTACGGCGTTCCTCGACTTCAACGATACGACGTGGTCCACCTCGACCATCACGGCGAACGGTGCGCTGATCTACAACAGCACCCAGTCAAACCGTGCGGTTGCCGTGTTGGCATTCGGTGGTGACAAGTCGTCTTCGGGCGGCAACTTCACCATCCAGTTCCCGACTGCGGACGCGACGAACGCTATCATCCGGATTGCGTGATGCGCCAGCCAGCGATGGAATGGCGTTCGTCTCTTGGTTCGTGGCTGCTCCGTGTGGAGTCGCCCGTGCCGGAGTGGGCAGTCAAGCGGTGTGTTGAGTTCATGCTCAAGGTTCAGGCTGCTCGTCGTCTGGGACTCAACCCCGGCGATACGCGGGATGACCTCGACGCGAGCGTGAAGGCTCTCAATGAGGGCAAGGTACAGCAGTGGGCTGCGGGTCCGCAGATGGACGGCAGCGGTGACATCGAAGTTTTCCGTGCTACTCAAGGCACGAACAAGATCATCATAGGAGTCTGACAAATGGCTGCGACTTGGAGAGCAACGGGCGGCGCGATCGCCTACGCATCGAGCAAAGACATGCTCAATGTGTTCAACGGAACTTCGTCTGCGCGGATCATCCGCGTGTACCGCTGCTACTGGTTCAATAATGGAACCACGGCGGTGACGGGTGTGCTGACGACCGCGCAGGTGCGCCGTATTACGGCGGCGTCTGGCGGCACGGCGGTGACCCCGGTCAAGCATGACACCAACAGCAGCGCCCTCGATGCGAACACGACCTGTGGCACCAACCAGACTACTACGGGATCGGATATCTTCCGGCGCTTCCTCTTCGTCAACGAGGAACCCATCGTCGGTGGTACCACTCAGGCGAACTGGTTGACTCTGGTCCCGTTCGCGGAAATCTGGAACGCTGGCTATGGCGACACCAATGTGGAGCCTGTGACCTGCCGCGCCACGCAGGGCCTTCAGTTGTTCCATTCCGGTACCTCTGCGGTCGGCACTGCCGACCTCGAAATCGAGTTCACCGACGCGGGAACCTGATTCATGCCTACCTTGCGCCACAAGACCTGCGGCCATGAGTGGGTGGTGGAGCAGGAGTTGGCAGACCGTGTTCAGCAAGATGTGAACGGCGGGGTCGGCGGGTACTCCCCGCCGATCACCTGTCCTTCTTGCAAGGTTCAAGGTCGATATGTCCGTTTCGAGGTCGTGATGGAGATTCCGCCCGATGCCTGAAACGTACTACCTGCGCCTCAACGCGGTGGATGTGCGCCCGCTTGAGGACGCGCTGCTCGCCATCCAGAACACGGCAACGGACGCTAGAGCGTATTTCGAGGTGGTGTCGCTGCGCGTGTCTCCGGCTGCACCGTCGTCCGGGTTTTCGTCAGGCGCAAATCCAACGGGCCGCTCTGGCCTGTTCGGCTTGTATCGCGTGAGCGCCGTGACGGGCGGCGATACGGTCACGCCGATCAGGATGGATACGGCAGACTCCGCGCTGCCTTCGCAAGTAACGGTGGTCAACAACCCGAACAGCGTGACCACGACGGCGCTGTTTCGGCGCATCAACGACTGTCCTAACTTCTCAACCCAGTCCCCAACGATGCTTGGAAGCCGCACCTATGGCGGCTCGATGGTCACGCATCAGAAGGCTCATTTTTCTGACGTCTGGCGCGGCGGCGAGAGCGTAGATGTCGAACCCATCATCCTGCGGGCAGGCGAAGGCATCGCGCTCGTACAGGAGGTCTTCGGCCTTCCGCACTCGATGATTGTTTCCGCCGTGGTCACGAACACGGCGACGGGCGCGACCTACGTCTGCCGATCGACGGATGTCGGCACCGACCGCACACTCGGCGGTGCGCTGTACGCGATCATGAACGGCAGTGGTTCGGGCGTGACGCTGGCGGTCAAACTCATGTTTCTGCCGATGGATGGCGAGGCGACCCTTACGCCGCCGCTGCGTCTCTGCCGGATGGATGGCCTTGCGCTTGACGGAGATACGGTTACGCCCATCAGCCCCGACACGTCAAAGACCGCGCCGAGCAGCCTGAAGGTGACGAGCGGGCCGATGCAGATTCGCCTGCCGGGTGAGTGGCAGAGCGACTACTACACCACTCACGGATTGGCATACAGCGGCGCTGGAGCGGCAGTTTCGGCGTGGCTCAGAGCCAACCTTGACGCCGCCGTTTTCAGCCGAAAGACATACACGAATGTTTTTCCTGATGTCGGCATCGGCAACGCCATCGGCGTCCAGTATTCCACAATGGATGAGTGCCTGATGTTTGAGGCTGAGTCCGGGTATGGCATCGTCGTCAAGCCGGGGCAGGGACTTGCGCTTGTGTCTGGAAGGACCTCTATCACTGGCGAGTTCCCGCTGCTTGGCGCGTCATCGACATTCCACAACTACGACATCGAGGCGGTGATTCTGTACCACCCGCCCCCGGCTGGCGGTGGCAACACCTACTCTCGTTCTCGTGTCGTGAACAGGTAACCAATCATGCTGCTTCAAAGTACCGCTCGGGACCTGATGGTGTTTATGACCGACTCGTCTGACCATGTGACGGGTAAGACTGGCGCGACCCTGACCATCAGCCTCTCCAAGAACGGAGCGGCGTTCGCCTCTATCACTCCGACTGTCACCGAGCGCGGTGATGGCTGGTACAGCCTTGCCCTGACTGCGACCCACACCAACACCATCGGTGACTTCGTCCTCCACATCACTGCGAGCGGCGCAGATCCGACCGATCTTCGTGAGGAGGTTGTTGCGGCAGTGCCTGATGTCAACGTCTCCAAGATGAACACTGCGACCCTGTACGGCAGCGGCACGTCTGGAGACCTCTGGCGCGGAACGCCGTGAGTTCTTTCTCGACGTCGGCGTTTTCGACGTCGGCGTTCTCTACTTCGGCGTTTGACCTACCGACTGGGGCAGTTACTGTCGCGGTCACCGGGGTCTCGGCTACTGGTGCAATCGGCGCAGAGATCGTCATCACCGACATGGTGTTTGCGGTCTCGGGGGTCTCGGCCACCGGAGCGGTCGGCACCGTCACCGTCCAGACGGGTACCACGTTCGCAGTCACCGGGGTCTCGGCTACTGGTGCAGTCGGTTCTGTAACCGTCCAGACAGGTACCACGTTCGCGGTCACTGGGGTCTCGGCCACCGGAGCGGTAGGCAACGAGACTGTCTTCACGGACATGGTCTTCTCCGTCACCGGGGTCTCGGCCACCGGAGCGGTTGGCACTGCGACTGTCGCGGCTGATACGGTCTTCTCGGTCACGGGCGTGGTCGGCACCTCCGCCCTTGGTACGGTCACGGTCATCTCTGCTGACGTCCTTGTGCTGGTCACGGGGGTTGCTGGTACAACCGGGCTTGGCACGGTCACGGTCACCTTCCCGGTTACGGTAGCGGTCACGGGGGTCGCTGGTACAACCGGGCTTGGTACGGTCACGGTCGATATAGCCAACATCGTCCCGGTTACCGGGGTCTCGGCGGTTGGACAGGTCGGCACGGTTGGCGTGGTCTTTGATGCCGTCATCATCCCGATCGGGTTGCAGGCGACCGGGTACGTCGGTAAAGTAGACCTCTGGGACATCATCAATACGGCGCAAAACGCCAACTGGTCTGGGATCAACACATCTCAGACTGCAAACTGGACGGACATACCCACTACACAGAACCCGAACTGGACCGAGATCGCGGCGTGAGGACATAGCGGATGGCGAGTACATATTCACCGAACCTTGCGCTAGAACTCATCGGCAACGAAGACCAGCCGGGCGCGTGGGGCGACACCACCAACTACAACCTCGGTACTCTGATCGAGCAAGCGATCGCCGGGTACACCCAGCAGGCGGTCACGACGGGACTCACCACGACCCTGACGATGCCGAACGGCACTACGGCGGTCGCCCGTAACATGTTCATCGAGTTGACCGGGACGGGTGGTCTGAACACCAACCTCGTCGTACCGTCCAACCAGAAACTCTACTTCATCTACAACAACACTACGGGTGCCGTCACCGTCAAGGTCTCGGGGCAGACGGGCGTGACTGTCCCGGCTACCAAGAAGATGTTGCTGGTCTGCGACGGCACGGACATCGTCCCTGCGGTCAACCACTTTGTTTCGGTCACTTCAGACACCAGCAGCGTTGATACGCTGAACGTGACTGGGAACGCGACAGTCAATGGTGACGTCACCATTGGTGGGGATACGACGTTTTCTGCTCTGACCGCAAATCAATTCGTCGCGCTCGACGGCAGCAAACAGTTGGCTTCGACTTCGCTGGCTACTTCGCGTGGCGTAGGCTGGCAGACATTCCTTGGCGGCACTTTGGTTGCCCCGCTGTCTCAAATCATCGAGATCGGCTCCAAGTCGCAGATCACTTCGATCAACATCATCACGCAGGGTGGTAGCGGGTCGTGTGTCATCGACTTGTGGAAGGCTCCAAAGCCGACCATTCCGACTGTAGCAAACAGCATCTGTGGTACCAACAAGCCCACCATCACGGTCGGTACCACGCTTTTCAGTACTAACTTCACGGGTTGGACGACCACCACGTTTAACCCCGGCGATCTTGTCATGTTCTACCTTCAGTCCAGTACTGTGTTCACGAAAATTGACGTTCAAATCATCTTGCAGGACATCCTATGACTACTCGTTCATGGTCAATTGCGGTAAACAACAATAGCGATGCGGAATTTCGTAGTTGGGGATCTAGCGTATCGCAGTCGCTTGGCCTTGTTGGTTTGGTACAGACCGCCGATACCGGACAGATCAATTGGACCACGGCGATACAACCGGGGAGTAATACTGCCGCAGGGTATGAAATCTGGCGGTTTACGGACTCGACGGTGTTTTTAAAGATCGAGTATGGTTCGGGTTCAGGAACAGGCACCCCTAGGTCACTTGGCCTGTGGTTAACCGTAGGTACAGGCAGTAACGGGTCTGGCACGTTGACTGGGACGGTATCTGCCAGAGATCGTTGCTTTGGTAGTTTTACTGCTTCAAATTCTGGTACTTATCAGTCAATAATGTCGTACTCAAACTCGCTCGGGTTTTTTGGCATGGCGCTTTTCAATGGAGCGTCGGGCGGCAGCACTTGGAATCTGGGATGTATGGTTGCAAAAACAACCGATGCCAACGGACTCGCAACCAACGACGGTGCTACAGTATATTGGAGGGGGTTTAATAGCACGAGTCTTGACCCACCCCCAACACAAGGTCTTAATTTTGCAGCCAACACAGTAATGCCTGCGACTACGTCAGGGCAATATTGTGTCATTCCGCAAAATTTATCTAATTCTACGGTAGGCACGGATTACCAAGCCTTCTTACATTGGACGGCAATCCCACGTGTATATCCTGTACCACAAATGTTGAGCGTAATAGATATAGAGTTTCCACGTGGGAGCACTTTTCAAACGACGGCTATCGGTACTACCCCAAGAACTTATTATTCGCTTGGTACTCAAACTGGGTATCCGGGGGCATTTACAAATGCTTGGCCAAATAACCCTGCCGCGCCTGAATATAGAACGTGCATTGCCATGTTGTGGGAGTAACATATGGCCGTCATCGTTTATAAACCCGCTACTCCCCCTGCCCAACCGCAAAGCACGGGGTTTTTGATTCCGCAAAATCAAATCGGTAACGTGCCTTCTTCGGGTACGTTGACCGACGTTCTAACTCCTGTTGCTTTTATCCGCCCCGAAGAGACCGGAATCGGTTACGCATCATAAGGACCCATCATGCCTATCCCCGCAGCACTTGCCCCCATCCTGAAGCCGCTCCTTGCGAACGGGCTGACCCTCGTTGCCAACGCTGTCCTTGCCAAGGGCAAGAAGGCTGTCGAGGAGAAGTTGGGAGTCGAACTCAAGCCTGACATGTCGGCTGACGACATCATCCGCCTCAAGACTGCCGAGATGGAGCATGAGGAGGAACTGCTGCGGCTTCGCATCGAAGAGGACAAACTCGACCTTGCCGAATTTGAACTTCGGCTCAAGGACACAGATTCAGCGCGGGAGCGGGAGGTACAGATCTCCACATCTGACAAAGCCCCTTTGCTCAACAAGATCGTGACCCCCGTTCTCGCGCTGGCCCTTCTTGGCATGACCTTCTTCCTGTTCGGCGTGGTCATGTTCGACAACGCCCCGGTGGACCCGTCGCGTAAGGACATCCTCATCTATGTCCTCGGAGTGCTGTCCACGGTCGCCACGCAGGTCATCTCGTACTACTTCGGCTCCTCGGCGGGCAGCAAGGCCAAGGACGACATGCTGAAGGGGGTGCTGAAGTGAGCAACGTCCAAGAGCAGGCCGACTTCCTGTCCGACGCCTGCAAACTCATCCAGAAGGCCACCGAACTCGGATTCGTGGTCACGGGCGGGGAACTGTTCCGTACCGCAGAACAGCAGCAGATCCATGTCCGGGCGGGGCGCAGTAAGACCATGAACTCCCTGCACCTGAGCCGCCGGGCCATCGACCTGAACTTCTTCAAGGACGGCAAGTTGTGCTACGATAAGGCCGTCCTCGCCCCACTTGGACAGTACTGGGAGTCTCTGAATCCCTTGAACTCATGGGGCGGCAACGGGGTCAAGTTGGTGGACACCCCGCACTTCTCTCGCGGTATTGGCAGGCCTGAATGGCGGAGAGTGACGGATGCCCCTTCAAAAACTTGAACTGCGGCCCGGTGTAAACCGGGAGGCTACAAGTTACGCCAACGAGGGCGGGTTTTACGCCTGCGACAAGGTCCGTTGGCGCTCGGGTTTTGCCGAGAAGATCGGCGGCTGGCAGGGGCAGAACTCGGGGGGCAGCACGTTCAAGGGTGTGTGTCGTGGTATCTGGAACTGGGTCACCACGCTTGGCCAGAACCTGCTTGGCCTTGGCACGAACCAGAAGTTCTATGTCGAGTTGGGCGGTATCTACCACGACATCACTCCGCTCGGAAGTGTCCAGAACCTTGGTAACGACCCGTTCTCTACGGTCAACGGGAGCAAGATTGTCTCAGTCGCTGCGACCAACCACGGGGTCACGCGCAACTCGTTCGTGACTTTTTCTGGCGCGACTGCGGTCGGCGGACTGACCTTGAACGGTGAGTACGAGATCCAGACTGTTCCCAACTCCAACAACTTCACGATCTACGCGGCTACGGCGGCTACCTCCACGGCTACGGGCGGCGGGGCCTCGGTAGTTGCCACGTTCGACTTGAACGCCGACAACGCGCTCTACAGTTCCGGTGTGGGCTGGGGCGGACCTCCGTGGGGTGCTGGCGGCTGGGGGTCGGTCTCCGGGGTCGGCATCAACATGCGGCTCTGGTCGATGTTCAACTACGGCGACGATCTCATCTTTGCCGAGCGTGGTGGTGAGATCTACTACTGGACGCTCGATGTCGCTTCGTGGTCTCGCGGGGTGACTTTGGAGAGCAAAGCGAACGCCGCCATCAAGTTCGCCACGACGGCTACTGCGGGCACCGGGGTCACCACGATCACCGTACCGGACATATCTGGCATCAACACTGGAGCGATCGTCACGGGCGTTGGTATCCCGGCTGGAGCGTATGTCACGACCGCATGGAATGGCAGCACTTCAGTGCCCATCTCGGCGGCTACCACGTCGTCACTCTCCTCGACTCCGGTGACATTCAGTTTTGCTGGGCAGCACATCCCGAACAAGGTCAATGTCGTCATCGACTCCCCGACCAACGACTTCGTGATCGCTTGTGGCTCTTCCCCGTATGACCCGACGTCGTTCAACACCGTGTTCGATCCGCTTCTTGTCAGGTGGGCGGATCAGGGCAATGCTTACGAGTGGGTGCCTGAAGTCACCAATCAGTCGGGCGAGCAGAAACTCTCGCACGGTTCCTATATCGTCACGGCTACCAACACCCGTCAAGAGATCTTGGTCTGGACGGATACGGCGCTCTTCTCGATGCAGTACGTCGGGCCTCCGTTCGTGTGGTCGTTCCAGCCGCTTGACCACGACGTGACCATCGCCTCCCAAAACTGCGTGTTGTCGGTCAATAACGTCGTCTACTGGATGGGGCGGGACAAGTTCTTCGTCTACTCGGGCCGTGTCGAGACGCTGCCTTGCACCCTGCGGCAGTATGTGTTCAGCGACATCAACTCGGACCAGATCGGACAGGTCGTGGCGGGTGCTAACGAGGGCTTCAATGAAGTCTGGTGGTGCTACCCCTCTGCCAACAGCACGACGAACGACCGCTACGTGGTGTACAACTACCTTGAACGGACTTGGTACTACGGCACCCTCAACCGTACCGCGTGGTCTGATCACACCCAGCGTACATATCCTCTTGCTGTTTACAGCGTCCAGACTTCATATCTGTCGGCGGATATCAACTCTACTGTCTCTACCATTTCACTGACGAACGCCACTACTTACCCCAACTCGGGTACGGTCATCATCGACTCAGAGCAGATCGGGTATACAGGCAAGAACGGCAATACGCTGACCGGATGTGTCCGGGGGGTGAATTCGACCACGCCTGCGTCACACACCGCCTATACCCCAGTGCCGTCTTCGATCCTCAATCAAGTCGTCATCCACGAATTTGGGACAGACGACCAGTCAACGGCTAATCCGCAGCCCATAGTCGCCTACGCGGAGTCGTCAGATTTCGACATCCAAGATGGTCACAACTTCGGCTATGTATGGCGTGTCCTGCCAGACGTGAACTTCATCGGTTCGACGGCTACCAACCCAAGCGTACTTCTGACTGTGCGCCCACGACAGAACTCGGGAACCAACTACACAGCGGCGGATACTCCGACCGTGACTCGTTCCAGCACCATCCCGATCGAGCAGTACACCGGGCAGGTCTATACACGCATCAGGGGTAGGCAGATGGCGTTCCGCATCGAGTCCACCACGCTCGGAGTGGCTTGGCAGATGGGTGCCATGCGTATCGACGTGCGGCCTGACGGGAGACGCTGATGAGTTCGCTGAACATCATTCCGCCGAACCTGCCGAACGCGCCGAATCAATACGAGCCTCGGTATCAAGATCAGTTCGCCAACGTGCTGCGGCTCTTCTTCATCGCGCTGACGAACAAGGTCAACTCGCCGTTGCCTCATGGGTCGTTCTACGACACGACTACGCAGACAAACCCGGTGGCTAGCGCGGTCAATTTGA